GCTGGTGTACGGAGAGCAATTCGGCGTGCCGTAAGGCGTTGCCAACCACCACGGCTCATCTACTTTCGGGATCAGCCGCCAATATTTTCCGTACCCGCGCAGGGTCAACAGGCCAATCCTCACTTCAAAGATTCCGTATTCGTTCTGGCCGGTCGTGTCCTGAAGGTCGATTCTGAGCGGAATGAATGTACTCAGCGGAGTGCCGTTCTTTGTAAACTCTGCCAGGCAGTTACCCAGATATGGCATAATCTCGCTCCGGCGCAGATCGTTGGGGCATTCCGGGTCGTCGCCGTCGCGGAACGGCATTCTCGTCCAAATGTCCTTTGCCAGTACAAGGCAGCCGTGTTCGTCCGCATCCAGCTTCACAAACTCCTTGCCCAGCGCTCTGAAGATGCCACCATTTTTCACATCACCCAAGGTTACACTTTTCAAAATCTTGCTCATCGTTATTCCTCCACTAAAACCACATTGGCCCAGCTGGTCTCGTATGTTTTCCCGTCAATCGTGACTTTCACGATACGATCATTGTGTGCAAACGAACTTACCTTGTCCGCCCGTCCTTTGTCCAGTAAAGTGCCGTCCGGCAGGTAAACATATACCGTCTTGACCGGTTTTTCACCGCGTGCTGTGCCCTTGACTGCTTCACACCCAGTCAGTGTTACGCACAGCGCGGCAGTGCAGGTGGACAAAGCCAGCAGTTCCAAAGTCTTACGCATCGTTTTTGTCCTCCTGTTCGCTCAAGTCCTCCACATCGGCAACATCCCTAGTCTTTTTCACCATGTCGGCAAGCTCACGCAGTCCAGACTTTGCCAGAGGTTCCAGCTTTACAGGAAGCACCGCGCCGCGCACCACCATTCCGTCCTTGATAACATAGTAGCGTCCGCCGCTCGCCATCTTCCTGGCGCAGTATTTGAAATATCCGCTCTTGCGGATTTCATCTGCTACTGGCATGATCTGCTTCGCATCCACAAAACCGACCGTTCCCGAAACAGGCTCGATCATTGGAACCAGTTCACACCCGCAGTACCGGATGCCGATTCTTCCGGTCACGCAGTCCATTTCTCCGTCTGCCGTGTCGTCCAAATCCATCCCTTCGATGTGATGGAGATCATCCGGGCAGTCATTATCAAACTCGATGTCTGCCCATTCCTTTTTGCTGATGCCCAGGAGGGTTGCCAACTCACTTTCATTTTGTGCCTTCGGAAATCCGGTCAGCGGGAAGATTGCCGTTTTGGTTCCAATGTACAAATCATAGGTTCTGCAATCGTCATAGAACACTTTGTAGAGTTTACAGTACCCATCTGCCTTAATGAGCTTTGCGATTGCTGCCAGCTTCATTTGCTTCTCCTTTCAATTTCGATAGCCTGAACTTCAAACTTTTCGTACTCCGGGTAATGATTCTCGGCCTGCTCCTTGGCTTTTTCAACAGCCTGTTCGGCGCTGTCCGCATCCAGCCGGTACGGCAGCCAACCCGGCCACCCACCAGCACCGGTCGCTTTCAGCAAAATGTAGTACCTCTGCATCGGTGTGTTCTCCTTTCAGTTTTGGGCAATCCCGGAGTTGAACCGGGCCGGGCCTGTTCCCATGCTCACAAAAAAGGCCGCCGCAGCGGGCGGCCTGTGTCAGGAGTTGTGCGACCTTATTTTCAAAATTTTCTTTGCTTCCTCTGCGTGGAGAAGGACGCTGTCCCGGCAGGTCATACCCGGTTCTTGCAGCTCATAGAGTTTGCACTCTTTCGTGCATCCCTTACTGCCTTTTCGGGCCTGCTCATTACACGTTATAAATCGTGCGGACAGAATCCGTGTCAGCGTTTCATTGTCCATCATGCCACCAGATAAAGCCAAAGGAACTTAATCAGTGCGGCAGGCACAAAGAAAATCAGTGCCGCCCACAGTGCCACAGCTGCCAAAACCATCAGAACACCCAGTGTTTTCACAAATCCGTCCATTGCTTTTTCTCCTTTTAAGTTCAATTCTTGCCCAAGCTGCAAGGTCTTTCCAGTTTTCAGATTCCCGGTGACATGGAGTATCGCTGGCGCGTTTATCAACTGCTTCTGCAAGTTTTTCAACGCACAAGTCAGGCAACTCCTCAATGTGTGATTCAAAAAACATAGCCATGACATCCAACGGGGCACCCGCAGCAGCAATAGCCAAAACTTCTGCGTCATTTTTCTTGTCTCCGTGCGTTTGGAGCTTGCCCCACATCACTTCGCTGCCTCCTGGATGATCCAGACCCGGTGCGTTCCATAGCCTTGCCAGCTCAGTGCATCTTCGTGGCTTCCAGAAACGGCTATGTCCAAGTGTTTTCCCTGGATTCCCGCTCCTTTGTCCTGAACGATCCGCACTCCTATGTCCTCGATATAGAGGATGGTTCCAAACGGGAACACATCCGGGTCAGCCGCTACCGTCACGTCAGCTTCTACCGGTGCACCGCTGGCTGTGATCCCGGTTCCTGTGCCGCAGATATGCTCCCGCTTTTCGGTACAGTAGGCCGTGCAGAGAAAATCGCCAGCATCCTCAACCAGCAATTTTCCATCCAGTCGGTCCCGTGCTTTCAGAGAATCCCGCAAGGTATCTGCATACCCGGCAACTTCGCCTGCCGCGCCTTTCCAGTCCTCGTACATGGACTTGTAGATATCCCTCTGTGTTTCCAGATCCGTGATCCGGTTCTGCATCAGAGCGGCTTTCGTGCAGCTTGCAAGTTCCGCCGCAAGAAGCGCCGCAATGATTGCCTTGCTTATCGTTTCTACCTTCACGTCTTTTCGTTCCCTTCTGTTTTGTCGAATGTGATTGGTGCGTGCCCATGCTCTTGTGCTCGGAGTGTTCCGGTCATCCCATACGTAACTTCCATGAAACCGCCGCCCTGGTCATTCAGCACCGTATTTCTTAACTCAAATAGCGTCTGATCTTGGTGCGTTGCCAATGTTGCCGAAAGTTCTTCTTGGACAAGCGGTCCCTTTCCTCCGCCGTCACATCCGCTGCGAATCTTCATTGTGTAGGCTTCCCGCTGCCTCCCCCCCCCGCAGGGTTTTGTTGCCACCATTCGATCATGCCATGAATAGCAGTCAGTAGTAAGTCCTGTAACTTCTTCCCCCTGCGGGATGCACGGTTCAAAATTCCATTCAGTGCCTTTTCGCTCAAAAACGACCACTCCGGCGGATTCTCTACGAGTATCGCAGACAGCATATACTCTGCGCCGGCGCTGGGGGATTCCCCACCATTGAGCATTGACAATTCGATAGGCAACAGCTCCGTAGTTTGCGAAGCCCCCCCACTTGCCATGTTGGAGAATAGACTGATCTGCTCTACCTCCGGCAAATCCTCTGATACGAAGTAGTTCATTGAGGACCGTTTCAAAATCCTTCCCTCCATTTGACGAAAGTGCACCGGGCACATTTTCCCAGATCACAAAGCGCGGATATTTGCCATTTGTTGCAACCAGCATTTCTATGATGATTCTGATTGCTTCCCAGAATAGCCCAGATCTTCCGCCACCCAGGCCGGCGCGTTTTCCAGCAATGCTCAAGTCCTGGCAAGGAGATCCGAACGTAATAATATCTACTGGCTCGATTTTGTCTCCCCGGACATCCTTCACGCTTCCTAGGTGCTTCATATGCGGCAGGTGCGTTCTCGTGACGGCAATAGGGTACGGCTCCACCTCACTTGCCCATACTGCCCGTCCACCGCACATTACCGCGCACAGCGGCATCGTTCCGCTGCCGTCAAACAGGCTTCCCAACTTCACGTCCTCGGCTGGTTTGCCCAGTTCCCGGAAAGCATTTTTGACAAAGAACAGTGCGTTCGGCAACGCCATACCATTGCCCCACATGGCATACTCTGCTGCCATGCTATGCAGGCCGTCATGCCAGCGCATCAATGCCTTGTCGCTTTCAGTGCTGCCACCCTGCACAATTTTTCTGCTCGGTCTTTTCCCTTTGATTTCGCAATCTCTGGCATATACTTCACGCCAGAATGGAAACTCTTGTGGAGAGGTCAGCGGTGCGATTTCTGCCCACCCATCAGGGAAGCCCTGCAATCGGCCGCATTCCAATGGGATAAGACGGCGGACAATCCAGTCCGGTGAACCCTTTTCGCCGGCTTGAATCACTTTTGGTCCACTCGTTGCTACGCCGTTCACTTTTGTAAGCGTTGCCGCCACCTCTCCGGTAACAGTTCCATTATAGGTATCCGCTCCGGTTGCTTCCGGCAACGGTTGAATTACCGGATTTATGTAGTTCAGGCTCCATCCGC